CCACGTCAGACTGGTCGTAGCCTGTGAGGATACAGGGACGGTAGCGGCTGAGTTTTGCCTTAACACACAGGTTGCAGACTCGGGTGAGATAGATCCCTTGTGCATCGTACTCGGCCCACGATTCATCGCGCTCGCACTTGTGATCGCGGAGTTCGTCTGTCGCGTTCATGGTCATAGCATCCTCCAGATGATCCAGACGAACCAGATTCCATAGCCCCACATCAGGAGACCGATTGCACAGGCTTGCAGGAGACGATAGAGAGTCATCGTTTCCTCACATTCGGCCTGGCATCGTACCCCTTCAACTGATACTGCCCGTCTTGATCGAGTTCGTGGGAGGAGAGACTGTGACGTGTGCGGGTATGCTCGCGCCAGCACAAGAGGCCATAGGTCACGTATCCCAGCACCAGACTGATTCCGAGATCAGAGAGCAGACGATAGGCCCAATAGGGTGTGAGGGTGTGCATTGGTCTCATCCTCCAATAGTGAAATGTGAACCTACTTCCGAATGCCCATCGCACGGGCCAAGTGAATCAAGCGGGTGCGTTCGAGTTGGTGGAATTTATCGTGATGCCGCTGCGAGCAAAACCGTTGCTGCTTCACGACGGGCACAAACTTGACGGAACAGGCCGGTAAATCGCACTCGATCTTTTTCATATAGATCCTCCTTTCACTGTGCATGATACACGCATGGCACACGCACGTCAAGCACAATCGCACGGCTCGCCTCACGCACATTTCATGCCACGCCTCTTGTAATTCTCTTGACTCGACTCTCTATTCCTGGTATGGGGGATTCACACGACCCCCTTCCTATAGGAGAGACCTACCCATGCAACCACCGATGCAACCATCCACTCAAACCCCTGGCGATGAAGCCGAGCCGACCGAAGAAGCCCCAGCCGCGGAAGCGCAGGAGTCTGACGGCTATACGATTTGCCTCGAATGTAAGCCTGATGGCACCTTCGAAGTGTATAAAGAGCCCGAGCCTGACGACGCGGGACCGATGCCTATGGGTGCAGGCGAAGCCGGGATGCCTCCTGCATCGTCCGAGCAGCCCGAGAGCCAATCGGCGGATAGCCTGGAGGATGCCTTGAAGTTGATCGTGCGCCTCCACAAGCAGAATCCTATGGACCAGAGTTACGCGGGGCAGATGTCAGCGGGCTTTCAAGGTGAGCATCGCACCCCGTACTGACGATGCCCTGTCCGCGTTGCGAGGGGCTACTCGTACCGGAGCGAACCCGAGGCGATGATGGGTGGGCTCGCTGCGTAAATTGTGGAGGACGGATGCCGCCGTTTGTATCGGTTGAATCACAACTCACCTATCTGGAACGTCTACACACTGAGAGACAAGAGAGGATGGCCCCATGGCGAAGGTACATTTGAACATCGAGGATGTGGACGGGCGCATTGCCCTGCAAGTCCAATGGCGATCAGAGCATGAACTCCTTCACGATCTGGCCCCGCATGATCCCTTCAAGGGATGGGATAAAAACAGCGCGGCACACCAGATGGGAATGCTCGCGTTGAAATACCTCGAAACGCTGCTCACGCCACTCGTCGAACCGGAAATCATCACGAATGAGAACGCGCCGAACTTGAAGCTGGTACGAGACGTGCCGATCCTTGAGGCGCCAGAGATTGAAACGCCTGGCAGTTTGTTGACGCAATAGATCCCTATGGCTAAGAAGCGTGTTCCGAAGAAGGTTCTCACGGCCAAGCAACGGAAGTTCTACAAGGAATTTCCGAAGGACATGAACGCCACCCAGGCGGCCATTCGCGCCGGCTACAGCAAGAAGATCGCGCCCGCCGAAGGCTGCAAACTCCTGAAGACCATTCGCCAGCATGTGAAGGCGAGCCGACCTAAGACGGAACCTAATGTTTCGATCCTTCCCGCGATCACCGACCAGACCAAGGATGAGTACACGGAGTTCCTCACGCGCCTCCGTCAGATGGCCTTCTGTGATGTTCGTCGGATGTTCGACCAACACAATAACGCGATCGACATTCCCGATCTGCCCAACGATGTCGCGCCTGTGGTCGCGGGGTTTGAGATCACCGAGGAGTTTGAAGGGCGTGGAGCTGAACGCAAGTCGGTCGGCTTTACCAAGAAGTTCAAGCTCGTTGACCCGTTGGCGGCGGTTCTCGCGTTTGGGAAGGCGCTTGGCTATTTTTCTGACAAGATGGAACATACCGGCAAGAATGGGGGACCGATCAACCATCATCTGACCATTGAGATTGTCGGATGAGCGATACTCGCGTCACAATCAAGATGCACCGGAAGTTTATTGGCCTGCTCGATCCGCATCGGTACAAGATTGCACGAGGCGGACGGGGAGGACTCAAGAGTTGGTCGTTTGCTCGCGCTCTCCTGACTCTTGCCTCGGAGAAACGTCTCCGCATTCTCTGCACTCGTGAAGTCCAAAAGTCCATCAAAGATTCCGTCCACAAGCTCCTGCAAGATCAGATTGAAGAACTCGGCCTCTCCCATCTCTACGACATTACAGAAAACGAAATCACCGGACGCAACGGCAGCCTGTTCATCTTCCAAGGACTGGCCCAGCATACCGTCCTGTCGATCAAGTCCCTCGAAGGCATCGACATTGCGTGGGTCGAGGAAGGGCAGTCGGTCGGCAAGTTCTCCTGGGAGATCCTGACGAAAACCATTCGCAAGGCCGGCAGTGAAATCTGGATATCGTTCAACCCCGAACTCGACACCGACGAGACCTATCTCCGCTTCGTGGTGAACCCGCCTCCTGGTGCTCTCCTGATCGAAAGTAGCTACGAAGACAACCTCTGGCTCACAAAAGAAATGGATGATGAGCGCAAGCATGACCTCGCCACGCTGCCCAGGGACGATTATGAGCATGTCTGGCTCGGAAAATGTCGAGCCGCGTTGCCCGGTGCGATCTTCGCCAACGAGGTAATTCAGCTTATCGCCGATAATCGGCTCACGCATTTGCCCTACGATCCACGATTAAAGGTCCACGCGGTCTGGGATATGGGCTATAATACCGATGCGATGGCGGTTGGCATGTTCCAGCGCTCGCGCTCAGAGCTCCGTGTGATCGACTATATCGAGGAGCGATACAAGACCGTGGACTGGTTTGCCGGGGAACTCCAACTGCGTCGGTATAACTGGGGCTTTGACTTCCTCCCATGGGATGGCTGGGTCGAAGCTCGGCAGACGGGTAAGAGTGACGCGCAACTGTTGAAGCGTTTTGGCCGGCGCGTGAAGCCGGTGCCGAATATCGAGAATGCGGAGGACAGCCGCATTAAGGCGCTCCGATCGATCTTTCGGCAGATCGTGGTGGATAAGACGAAGTGTGCGCGACTGGTGGAATGCTGGAAGCGGTATCGGCGCAACGTGCCGAAGCATGGGGAACCCTCGACGCCGATTCATGATGAGTACTCGCACGGCTGCGATATGTCTGGGTATGCCGCCCTGGTCTTCGATCAGATGAACAATGAAGATGCCGGGAATGTCTACCTCCAGGCTCGGCCACCACAACCGACTGGCACCATGGGACGATTAGGAGCACGATGAACAACCTCCTCGACGACATTGAACTGCCCGAGTCCGTCCTCGCTGAACTCTACCCCAAACAAGACACCGCGGCAGGGGAACAGTCTGGGTCCGGTGAAGGGCTCACCGAGCACATGCGAGACCTGACACAGATCCTCACGGCAGACCGGAAACGCTGTATCGATGGGCGCCGGATGTCTGGCATCGAGGACGTGTGGCGGAAGTGCGAAGACAACTATGCGGCGATCGATGAAGTCACCGGGCAGCAAGCCGCGGTCGTGCGGCCTCGGTTCAGTAAGCCGCCCGATCTGGACGGTCCCCTGCGCCGGAACGAACAGCCTGCCAGCTCGTCACGCTCGACGGCCTTCGAACGTCTCACCGCTCGCTACGTCAATGCCGCGACGGCGAAGATCAATTCGATCTTGTTTGTGGCGGGCGCGAAGGCGTTCTCCGTCAACGAAACGCCGGACCCGACGTTGATCCTCCAGAAAGATGATCTGTCCCTCGTGACACATCCTGACGGTACGCCCGCGCTCCGTGATCCGAAACCGCAAGACACCGCGCCGGTCAATCCGACTGATCCGCTCACGCCGCCCCCGCCTGACCCGAACAATCCCCCCTCTGCACAAGCTGGCGTCCCCATTCTGCAGAAGGATCTCGCGGAAGAGAAGATTGAGCAGGCACACAAGGCCGCGAAGGGCGCGGAGACGGTCATCTACGACTGGATACTCGAAGCCAAGTGGGTCAAGTCCATGCGGAAGGTGATGGCCGATGCCCCCAAGCTGGGCGCGGGCATTCTGAAAGGGCCGTTCCCTGAGTTACGGAAAGCGAAGGCGCTCTCGGTAGATCCCGAGACGAAGACTGTCACGTTGCAGATCGTTGAGAAGCTCAAGCCAGGATTTAAGTCGGTCTCCCCGTGGGACTTCTTCCCGGACCCCGATTGTGCAGAAGAGATTCACCATGGGGCGAGCGTGTGGGAGCGCGACTATCTCAGTGAAAAGGGACTCACGGCACTCAAGGCGATCCCTGGCTACTTCGCACAGGAAATCGATCAGGTGGTTCGAGAGGGGCCAGGGAAGCGAGAGATTGCCGAATCGAACAAGGATCAACCGATACGTGATACCCGCTTCGAGGTCTGGTACTGCCACCGCTGGATGACGCAAGAAGATGTGCGGATCATCAATCAGTATATGGCGCTGCCCACAGATCATCCCGCCACGATCGAGGCAGATTCGTCGCTGACCTCCGTGGTCGTCACGATGGTCAACGATTCGATGATTCGCTGTACCATGAACGGGCTGGAGAAGTCCGGCCACTTCCCCTACCGCGTCCTCCCCTGGACCCCGAGAGCCGGCCATTGGTGCGGGGTGG